TATTAGACGAGGTGTCGAAAAAGTTCAATGGATAACTCCTTCAGGCTTTGTAGTTTCACAAAGATACATGAAGAAAGAGATAGTTGAAATAAAAATGCAACTGTTAGGGCGATGCGAAATACGAGTAGCAACAAACGATACTAATGAAGTTGATATTTTAGGTCATAAAAATGGCACAGCTCCTAATCTTATTCATTCACTGGACGCTGACACTTTAAGATTTTCTGTTGAAAAATTTGATAAACCTATAGCTTTAATTCATGACAGCGTTCTATGTAGAGCGACTGATATGACTGAGCTATCAAAACATGTAAGAGAAGCATATATGCATTTATTTGCAGAACATGACTACTTAAATGATTTTGCAAAAGCAATTGGAGCAGAATCAGAACCACCAATAATCGGGGACTTAGCTCCCTCAGACGTAATTAATTCCACTTATTTTTTCTGTTAATGAGAAACATCCACTTAACACCAGAACCAGTCACACTAACTGGTTTCCAAGCAATATTAAAACCAAGTAAATATGGTCATTCATTAAAAGCTTTAGTTAGTTCAGATATTGTTGAAGCTCTTGAGAAAGAGAGAGAAGATTGTCTTAAATGGGCTGAATCTAAACTGACTAAGCCTAAAAACAGATGTGTTTTAAGACCAGAACCTTGGGAAGAGGTAGAAAAAGATCAATATACTGTTAAATTTTCATGGGCTGAAGATAAATGCCCACCAATAGTAGATACAGAAGGTACTCCTATAACAAATTTAGATACTCCAGTTTATGAAGGATCTAAAGTTAAAATTGGTTTTCAACAAAAGCCTTATTTACTTCGAGATGGAGTAACTTATGGAACCTCACTTAAATTAAGTGGAGTACAAATAGTAAGTATTCAAAATGGAGCTGGAGTTGATACTGGCGACTTAGACGAGGAAGGTGTAGCTGAGTTATTTGGTAAAACAGCTGGATTTAAAGCTGATGATCCAAATGTAACTCCAGATCTAGCACCAAGCTCTATAGAAGAAGACGACTTCTAATGTTTAAATCAGGATTAGAGGAAAAAGTTTCTGATCTTTTATGTGATTTAGGTGTGGACTATGAGTATGAAGGTATAAGTTTTGACTACACGATTACTCATAAATACACTCCAGATTTTTGTTTGCCAAACGGAGTTGTGCTAGAGACAAAAGGTTTTTGGAGACCGGAAGATAGACGAAAAATTAAACAAGTAATCACTGAGAATCCAGGTATAGACTTAAGAATGGTCTTTCAAGACCCATATAAAAAAATCTCAAAAAAGTCTAAAACGACTTACTCCAAATGGTGCTCTCGTTATGGCATCAAATGGTGTGCTTTCCATGCAATACCAGTGGATTGGTTGACATGACTGAAAGCGAATTTACACATCACCAATCATGTCCAGACTGTGGTTCATCTGATGCACTAGCTGTATATACAGATGGACATACATTCTGTTTTAGTTGTCAAACTCGAACAGCTGGAGATGGTCAAGAAAAAAAACTACCCATGCAAAGAAATGTACAGTTCAAAGGAGAGGCTCAAGCCCTTAAGAAAAGGAAACTCAGCCAAAAAACGTGCGAAAAATTCAAAATATATAGAGACGAGACACACCTACGCTTCCCTTATTTCGATGGCTCTGGACGTATTCAAGGATTCAAAACCAAAACAAAGTTAAAAGGTTTTAAATATGAAGGAATTTCCACTGATACCTTATTCGGTCAGCATCTCTTTCCTACTTCTGGTAAACGTATTGTTATTACTGAAGGTGAATTAGATGCTGCGAGCTGTTGGGAAGCGATGGATGGCTGGCCGATGGTTTCACTACCACATGGGGCATCGTCAGCCAAAAAAGACATTCAAAAACAAATACCTTTTTTACAAGGCTATAAGGAAATCGTCCTGTTCTTTGATAAAGACGAAGCAGGAAAAAGAGCGGAAGAGCAAGTGGCTGCTGTCTTACCACAAGGGAAGGTTACAATTGCTAACTTGGCAGATCCTTACAAGGATGCCAGTGATGCTCTACAGGCTAATGATGCGAATGCTATACGCCGTGCTATCTATGATGCAAAACCTTATGAACCTGATGGTATCGTCAGTGCGACATCATTATTAAATGCCGTAACAACTCCTAGTCCTCCTTGTGATCATCAATATGAATTTCCAGGATTGCAGTCTATGACTCATGGAATTAGATATGGAGAGCTGACAACTATAACAGCTGGAACTGGTCAAGGGAAGAGTACCTTTTGCCGACAGCTGGCAACGGGGCTTCTTAATAAAGGAGAACCTGTAGGGTACATCGCATTAGAGGAATCTAACAGGCGAACAGCATTAGGACTTATGTCAGTAGCTGTGGGTAAAGCCCTGCACCTTGGACAACACGAATACACAACACTAAAAGATGCTTACGATTCCACTATCGCTGGTTGGAAGCTTTATTTATACGACCATTTTGGTAGCTTATCTTCGGATATTATCTACAGTCGAATTGAATATATGGCTCTCGGACTGGATATAAGAGTAGTTTTTCTAGATCATTTATCGATATTATTATCCGGACTAGATGGAAATATGGATGAGAGACGTACCATAGACAAGACTATGACTGACTTAAGAAGTTTAGTTGAAAGAACAGGAATTAAATTATTTTTAGTTTCTCATTTAAGAAGAGCACAAGGAGATAAAGCTATAGAAGACGGACAAAAAGTTTCAATAGGAATGCTTCGAGGTTCAGCTTCAATTTCTCAGTTAAGCGATACCGTTTTAGCTCTCGAAAGAGATCAGCAAAATCCTGATGATGTATCAACTTTAAGAATTTTAAAAAATCGATATTCAGGAGAAACCGGAATAGCTGCCTCACTTAAATACGATAAAAATACTTGTAGATTTAATGAAACTACGACAACACCAGTTTTCAACCCAAGTACAGACTTCTGAGTTGAAAAAACCAAATCCCCCTACTAAACAAGCAATAAAAAAAGCAAAGTTTAAGGATAAAACTTATGCAGGAAAACCAAATGCTCGTGTTTGACTGCGAAACTAACGGACTATTACATGACGTTTCTGAAATACATTGCATCGCCATATATGACAATACGAAAGAGGAAACCTTCGTATTTAATGATCAAGGTGGTTCATGCGGACCAATCACGGAAGCTTTACATTGGATCACTTCGGCTGATGTTATTGTCGGCCATAACCTTTGTAATTACGACTTACCTGTTCTTCGGAAAATATATCCTTGGTTTAGTACTACTGCTACTGTTATTGACACTCTTATCTTATCTCGCCTATATCATCCAAACATGATGGACATAGATAAGAGAAGAAACATACCAAGAATGCCATTACAACTATATGGAAGACACAGTTTAGAAAGTTATGGATACCGATTAGGAGAATATAAAGGGGATTTTGGAAAGACTTCTGACTGGAAAGAATGGAGTCAAGAAATGCAAGATTATTGCGTACAAGACGTAAACGTTACCACCAAACTATGCGAACACTTTCGCCATTACCTGACTGGGTCTCGCTAGAGCATACAGTCGCAAAAATACTAACAGAACAAGAAATACATGGATGGTACTTTGATGAATCAAAAGGTCAGCAACTTGAATCACATCTCCGTAGAGAGATGGAAGCAACTACTGAAATACTTCGGAGAGAATTCCCTCTCATTGGAGGAAAGATGTTCACTCCTAAACGAGATAACACTACACAAGGATACAGAGCAGGAGCAGAACTCCAGCGATTAGTTGAATTTAACCCTACTTCAAGAGATCACATAGCATGGATATTAAAACATCGTTTAAACATTACACTGACCCAGACTACGAAGACTGGGAAACCAATTATAGACGAGATTATATTGAAGGAGATCTCGAATCCCTTCTGCAAGTTATGTGCGAAAGCTTTGGATCTAAAGAAGAAGCTAGGAATGTTATCGCAAGGCGTGAACGCATGGCTACGGTTATGTACGACCTCTAGTCGAATACATCATCACTGTTCAGTGGCTACTAACACATTTAGATGTGCTCATAGAAAGCCAAATCTCGGAGCTGTAGCAGCAGACAAAGAATTTAGAGAACTATTTACTGCATCCCCTGGTATGACTATGGTTGGAGCAGATTTAAGTTCTATCGAGTTAAGAATTTTATCGCATTATTTAGGTAGATATGACGGAGGTCGATATGCCGACATACTTATAAATGGTGATATTCATCAAGTAAATGCAGACAAAATAGGAATTACTCGAAGACAAGTTAAAACTGTGACATACGCTTTTTTGTATGGTGCAGGAAATGAAAAATTAGGAACATCATATGATAACTCTTTACAACCCAAGGAAGCCAAAAAAAAGGGACAAGAAATTAGAAAAGCTTACGTATCTGCAATCGAAGGATTGTCTGACTTACTTAGAGCGGTTGCAGCTAAGTCTGCTAATGGGTTCTTGCTGGCATGTGACGGACGAAGGGTGCTGGTCGATTCTCCCCACAAAGGATTAAATTATTTACTCCAATGTGGAGCTGGAATAGTTGCCAAACGATGGATGGTTATAGCCAACGATAAACTCAAACCCTTTCACACTAAACAACTTGCATTCATTCATGATGAATTGCAATTCGAATGTAATCCAAAATATACAGACGAGGTAAAACTTACACTTGAAAACTCAGCAGTTGACGCTGGAGTGTATTACAAACTTAGATGCCCAATCGCAGCTGAATCCAAATCAGGATCAAACTGGAGCGAAGTCCACTAAGCAATGCAGTATATGTAAAAGATTTAAATTAATAGACGAATTTAAAATATCTAATACCACTCCTCGAAAAATACATTATAAAAATTTTTGCAAAAGTTGTGATAATAAAATTTCCAAAGATCGTAGAGAAATAAGAAAAAATGCACCACCACAAACTGAACAATGTGAGTTATGTGGAAAGGTTTGTAAAACTTATTTAGATCATGATCATTCAACCTTATCTTTTAGAGGTTGGATATGTAATGAATGTAATACAGGATTAGGAAAATTTAATGACGATATCAATCTTTTGAAAAAAGCAATAACTTACTTAGGACCGAATGAAATTATTAATTGATTGCGATTACATAGTATATAAATGCTGTGCATCCGCAGAGACAGAACTAGATTTTGGTGACGATGTCATACTTGTGACCTCCTTATTTAGCGAGGCTTACAAATGTGTACAAAGAGATTTACAAAGAATTAAAGATGAATTTCCTTTTCATGATGAGATGCTTTTATTTTTTACAAGTCCTCAAAATTTTAGGAAAAAAATTATGCCTGAATATAAAGGGCATAGAAATAGAAAAAAGCCATGTGGTTTTAAAAGGGTCATAAACCAACTGAAGAAAGATTACAAGGTAATAGTTAAACCTACACTTGAAGCTGATGACAGTATGGGTATTTATGCAACCAAATATAAAGGCAATATAATTGTTTCTCCTGATAAGGATATGAGACAGATTGCTGGGAAGCTATATGACTTTAAAGAGACTGTAGACATTACTCCTGAAGAGGGTGCTAGATGGCATTTAATTCAAACTCTTTCAGGCGACAACACAGATGGGTACAGTGGTGTGCCAGGAATTGGTATAAAACGTGCTGAACAAATTTTTAAATTAAAAGGTTATACATGGAAAGCTGTTGTAGAAACTTTTGAAGATAAAGGTATGACAGAAAAAGATGCCCTAATTAATGGAAGACTTGCTCGAATATTAACCACTGATGATTATGACCATGAGAAAAAAGAACCAATCCTTTGGACCCCCACCACCAATTACAAAATTGACAATGGAGCAAGACTTGAAGCTACGCCAGCTTGAGATCATGCTCGCTAAACCAGAGACAAGGAAAGAAGATATAGCAACTGTGATGGTTGCTCTACAAGAACAAGCCTTTGTCTTATCTAATTGTATAGAAAACTTAATTAAGAAATGGCCGAAACCACCAATAGCCAAGGTCCCACCTACTACAAACGAGGACCTGTTGATGTTTGGGATTTTATTAGACAACAAAAACTCGGATTTCACCTCGGAAACGTAATTAAATACGTATGCAGAGCTGGTTATAAAAATAACGACATAGAAGATTTACAAAAAGCAATCCACTACTTATCAAATGAAATTGAATACAGAACCATCAAAAATTGCGAGGACTGGGAGAGTCCAGCAATGGATAGATAATCCAAACTCACGTCTACCCGTATCATGCACTGTCTTCGTAGTTGAAGACTCTATGGAGGGACCCAATGGAATCCAAGCAAGTTGGAAATTTGTATCGCATGCTCTCAGATTTGGAGCAGGAGTTGCAGTCCACCTGTCGAAGATTAGACCAAAAGGAACAACAACAAATAAAGGACCTGATACTCTCGTTGCGAGCGGACCAGTGTCATTCGGAAAATTTTACTCAACATTAAATGAAATACTTAGAAGAGGGGGCACTTACCGCAATGGGGCGTGTGTTTTGCATCTTGATATTGATCACCCCGATATTATTGACTTCGTGCAAGCAGAAAGACACGAACTCCCATGGGTTAAACGATGTATTGACATCACCAAATCCTCGTGGGCTGAAACAGATACTCGAACAAAGGAAGCAATCTTACGAGGCATTGGAAAAGGAGATGTTTGGCTCAACAAAATAAAATATGATGAACATGGAAACAGAATTTTCGGGAACGTCTGCCTTGAGATTTATGTGCCGTCACGGGGAACGTGCCTCTTACAGCACCTCAATATGTCTGCCTGTCTTATCGGCGACATACGACAAAGTATGCGTGAAGGTATGTCCGATTTGTGCCAGCTCCATAGTAGGACAGGGGTTGAAGAGTCTGGAGAATATCTTGCACCAGATATCGACAGGCAAGTTGGATTCGGATTCTTAGGTCTAGCCAACTTTTTAGCAAATAACAATATTACATATGCCGAGTTTGGTAAGGCTCTTGAAGCAACTAACAATGCTCAACCTTATGAAGGATACGCAGGATTAGCTGCTCGTGAACTTTTTCTCGGCATACAAGA